TCAGACTCGTCTGGCCGGCATTGTCAGAGTTTTCGGCGCACGTTTGTTCGCCCGCGCCATCCGGCGGCCCGCGATCCGCGCCTCATCCACAGCCTGCACCGCTTCCAGATCGACCGGCTGATAGGTGCGCTCCAGCTCCGCGTTCGACGCGATCGAGTTGGCGAGCTTCGCGCCCAAGTGCTCGGCCGACGCGCCGCCGGCGCGCGCCTCGACAGCGACAGAGCGCCGGATGTCGAGCATCTGCCGGGTCTCCTTCGGATCGACCATTCGCCGCACGTCGCGGAAATCCTCGGCGAGGCTGTTCTTCAGGTAGGCGGCCCCCTCGCGGGTCCGGAACAGCGTCATCGCCCGATGGTGCTCGACCTCGCCCCACCGCAGGTATCGGCGCATCAGCCAGGCCGAGCGACGCGACAGCGTGCCGATCGCGGCCTGCCCGGTCTTGGCCCGCTCAAGGCGGAATGCGCCCCACCGGCCGACGTCGACGTATTGCGTGACCGTGAGGCCGCGTGCGTCGACGGGGGAGAACGCGGTGTCCCACATGATCGAGACGAGGCAGGCGAGACCCCGGTAGCCCTCGCGCCAGGCGCGGTGGATGATCCGGCGCAACTCGGCCTCCTGCCAGACCTGGCTCCGGCCGCGCGGCGTGACCCGACGCAGGCCGAGAGACGGATCCGCACCCCGCTCGCAGTAGAACGGCTTGGCGCCGGCGCTGAGCGCCGCCGCGACGCCCCACATGGCACGCCAGATCTTCACGGCCCGGTGCGCCTCGCGCGTGCCGGCCGTGGTCATCAGGTCCGCGTACCACTCGTCCAGGACATCGAGGGGAACGGCCGACGGCGAGACGTCACCGAAGATCGGCTCGATGTAGCGCCAGCCGCGCCGCCAATCCTCCCGCGTCCGCAGCGCCTTCCGCTGCCACGTCTCCGTCTGCTGGTAGCGCAGGAAGGCTTCGCCGAGGGAGCCGCGCGGGTAGGTCTTTCCGAGCGGCTTTCCTTTGCTGCGGCGATGCTCCTGCCAGCGGTCGGACCACTGGTTCGCGATCGCCCATGCGTTGGGCCCGTCGGGTCCGCAGGCCACCAGCTTGAAGCCGGCCGCGCGCATGGCGGCCGTCGGCTGCCAATAGCCCATCCGCTTCCCGCAGCGCTCACGGACGCTGTAGTACGGGATCTTCACTGTGCCCACCGCTGCGCCGCTCCGCGAGTCGTCGCCGCATCGTAGCAGCGTCGCTCACAGGTCCGGTTTCCGAGATTTCGGGGAAGAGGTCGGGATGCCGCCGGCGGCGCCAGCGATCGATTGCCTCGATGCTGTAGCAGCCGGTGGTCGGGTCGGCCGCGGGGAAGCCGCGGCGGCGCAGCTCGGGGAGCAAGGCCTCGAACCCACGCACGTCCAGGCCCATCCGCGAGGCGGCCTTGGCCGGCGGAACGTCACCGATCTCCGGGATGTGCGGTGGACGTGCCATCATCCCTCCCCGCTCGATCGACCGGGAAACGTCCGCTCCATGGCGTCGCCGCCGGCGGCGAGGACCGCGCGCGCGAACAGGCGCGAGTCGGGCCGGTCCATGTCCAGTTTCGCCCGGGTCGGGACGCCGGCCAAATCGAACTCGAGGATGAGGGCGACGCCGGAGTCCGTCGCCTCCACGTCGATCGACCAGTCCGCGCCGTCGGGGGGCATGATGGGATAGGGCATCACGACCTCACGACTTGCAGGCCTCGAGCGCGCGATAGGCGCGCTCCTGGGCAGCGTAGGCACGGTCGGCCGCACGAGATGCCGTTACACACTCTTCGCGGGCTCTGAAGTAGGCATTCTGCGCGCGGCGACCGGCGACAGTGTTCCCGTTCTTGACCTTGGCCCAAGCGGCAGAGGCCGCTGCAGACTTTTCGCTCGCGGCGATGGCCGCCGCACCAGCCGCGTCACTCTTGCGGCAGGCAACCTCCCATCGTGCCCGGTAGAGATCCCGCTGGCGCACGAACGGCATGGCGCGGGCCAACACCTCCAGCAGTTCGTCTCGGGTTAGATCTTCCAGCTTGATCGGAGTGGGGGTGACCGCGTCCATGCTAGGCCATCCCGAGCGCCTGGAGGTACAGCTCCAGGATCGCTTCCTCTTCGCTCCGTTCGTCGTGGTCGCGCTTGCGCAGGGCGATGATCTTGCGCAGCACCTTCACGTCGAAACCGTTGGCCTTGGCCTCGGCGTAGACGTCCTTGATGTCGCCGGCGATGCCGGCCTTCTCCTCCTCGAGGCGCTCGATGCGCTCGATGATGGACTTGAGCTGGTCGGCGGCGACGCTGGACGGATCGACGGCGGGGGCGGGTGACGCGCTCATGAGCGTCCCTTCCAACCGTCGAGGTTGGCCTTGCCGATGATTGCGCGCTGATCGGCCTCGGAAATGATGCGGTGAAGCCGCTCGCAGAGATCGTCCAGGTTCAACACGATGAGGCCCCGCGCGAGCGTCTGATCCCCTTGGGTGAGGGTCAGCATCACGCTCGCCAGCGCGGAGGCGACGCATTCGTTGACGTGGATGCCGATCCGGCCCGGGGTCACGTCGAGATCCATCATCTCGCCGGCCCCGGTGAGGACGGCGGCGCAGATCTCGACGTTCATCCGCTCCGCGATGGTGCGGACGGGGTCCGTCGATCCCTGCGCTGCATAACGCGCGCGCGCGCCTTCGACGGAGGCTTGGGCGGCATCTCGGTGTGGTGAAGCGCTCACTGAAATTCCTCGCACGCGAACAGATCGAGGGTGCCCTCGCCGAGCTTTCGCGCGCGCGTGGCGGTGGCATTCCGGGTGCGGGACACTTGGTCCCATCGGTTGTGGCAGAGCTGGCAGAGGGCCGCGAGGTTGGCCGGGTCGTTGTTGCTCGGGTCCTGATCCAGGTGGGCGACCGTGAGGACCACCATCGATCCCGTTTCCGGATGCGGCTCGTCGTGCCGGGCACGGCAGTGAGGCCGCTGCGGCGTGCCCTCGCAGCGGCGGCCGGCGCGTTTCAGGATCGGCGCGCGCACGCCCCGCTTCCACGCGATCGAGCGGATCGATCCGCCGGGATAGAGTTTCTGCCGCTCGCGGGAGATCGGCATGGCCTACGCCCCACCGGTTGCTACGGTCGGGCGCTCCCCGCGCTCGGCCAGAGCTTCGAGGTCGGGGATCATCTCCGATCGGATCTCATCCCGACGGTATTCCCACCCGGGAAGCGAGGCGTGGCGGTACCGGCCGTTGACCCGGAGAAAGCCCGGCAGGTTCGACCAGGTGTCCTGCCACTCGCCGCGCCGCGGCCGGGCGAGGTCGATGTGTACGACGCTGCGCTTGCCCATGGTGGAGGGGTTAGCGATGGCCGCGCGGAGGGCGCGCGCCGCGCTCGCTGCGATTGCGCGTTCCTGCTCGGTGGGCGGCGGAAGCGGTTTCGACGCGCGGCGGGTCATGCGCCTACGCCTCGGCTCTGGCGAGCAGCTGCTCGCCGGCCTCCGTCAGCCAGCGACGCGCCTTGTGGCCGTGGCCGCGTTGCTCCAGGAGCCCGGCGCGCCGCAGTGCCTCGTACCGCCCGCCCTCGATGACCTTTCCCTGCGCTACCATGCGCAGGGCTATCCGGGCCGCTTCGCTCCGCTGCTGCATCGGTTTCCTCTTGCCTGGGGGCGCGCCAGCTCTGCGACCATTCGGGGCCGAACAGCCCGTCGCAGTTCGGGACGATCAGGCGCTGCTCGATGGCGCGGCGAGCAATGCCGACAAGGATCGACCGTCCGGAGGGGTAGAGGCGGAAACGGCCGTCCTGAACGATCAGGGTCTCGCCGGCGGCCATGCGCTGCAGCAGCTCCAGCACCGGGCGGGCGGTGCGCTTCTTCGGCAGCGTGACGATGAACGGGATGGGGGCGGTCGCCCCGGCCGCGGGCGCCGGCGCGATCGCGCCGTCCCACTCGGCGTCGTTGGCGCTCCAGGCCCGCCGGCGGCGTTCGGTGAGCGCGCGCAGCTCGACCTCCGCGAGCCACTCGCCGAGGCGCTTGGCCGGGCCCGGCACGAAATAGGTCCACGGCTCGGCCGCGGCGCGCACCTTGCGGAAGGCGCGCCGCAGCGACAGGACGAGGGCGAGCTGCGGCGGCAGGCTGACGAGGTAGCCGCCGGGCACGTCGGCGACGCCGATCGGGGGCGCGACGGGGATCATCCGCGACGCTCACCAAGGGCGACCACGGGCGCACGCACGTACTCGACGCGGCGCGGGTCGCAGACGATGGGCGGGAAGCGGCCGTCCACCTTCACACGGAGGCCGTCATCCCCGGCCCGGGGCGGGGCGATGTTGCCGGTCTCGCCGGTCTCCGTGAGGCGCACGCGGGCGCCCAGCGCGCAGGGCGCGCCCGGGAAGCGCTGGCGGATCAGGTCATAGGCCATCGGCGGGCGCCTCCGGCTCTCCGGGCTCGAAGCTGGCGGCGACGGCGGCCGACAGATCGGCAAGGCGCAGCGCGATCGTTTCCTTGATCGCGGGCGCGACGCCGGCGGCGAGCTGATCGCGGACGTAGCGCTCGAGCAGTTCGAACGCGGCCTCGGCGGCGACGTCCAGGTCGCGCTCCGGATGGAGCGGCCGGCGGCAGGGCAACACCAGCACCGCCGGGGCGAGCACCGGCGCGGCGGTGTACTGATCGAGACCGGGCGGAAAACCGACCTGCTCGAAGAAGGAGTGGATGCTGCCGAGATCGATGCCGACGCCGACGACGGCGACATCGACGGCGCTCCCGCCTTCCCACCTGATGAGGTCGGCGACAAAGGCGGCCGGGCGGCTCACGACAGGATGCCCCAGCCGTAGACGATGCCGCCGGCGACCACGCAGAACGAGACGAGGTCGCGCAGGTGGCCGAGCCGGAGCGCCCACGGACGATCGGAAGCGGCGGCGACGACGAGCTGCGCGGCGCGGGCCATCACGAGGTCGATGTTCTCGTCGATCTCCTCAAGGAGATATTCGCCGTCAGCTTTGAGGGCGGCGCTCGCGGCGTCCCGGCTGATCCTGGCGGTGGCCGGCTTGCCGGCGAGGCGCCGAGCCAGGGGCTCGACGGGCTTGATGCGGTCGCGCTGGATCACGTCGTCGGCTCCTGTTCGTCGGGGAAGGTGCTGAGGGTGTTGCCGACGACGCGCCAAAGGGCGTGCGCCTCGTCGTGCTCGAGGAGCACGGTGTCTGCGCCGGCGGCCGAAAGCGCCGCCGCGGCGCGGCTCGCGCGGTCGCGGGTGAGGATCAGCAGGGTGCCGGCGCCGAGATCGAGGCGCAGGGCCTCCGCGTCGGACGCGCGCAAGGGCCCGCGGCGACGCGGCGTCGGCGTGTTCGCGGCGGCCTTGCGGGCGGCGTCGGCTGCGGCAATGGCGGCCCGGGCGTCCTCGACCAGTTCGGCGAAGAGGTCCTGCGGCAGCACGTCGAGGATGTTGGTCACGGCGGGGACGCCGCGCCGGCCGGCGCGGGCGTTGGCGATCGCCGTGGCAGCGGCGCGCACGTCCGCCGGGAGCATGTCGGCGGCGTTGCTCATGGCAGAGGCCTCCGCAGCACCTCGGGTACCGGCATCTCCGGATAGTTCTCGCCCTCCTCCCACTCGAAGCGGACGGCCGAGCGCAGGCGCGCCAGATGCGCGGAGGCGTCGGGATCGTCCCACACGCCTTCGGGCTGCTGCTCACGGGCCCATTCGATCAGAAGGCGCACATCGAGATCGCGCTCGGCGCACAGTCGGGGCGGTCGACGCGTGCCGAGGCCCGAGCTGGTGGGCCAGCCGGCGACGGCGATTCCCTCGCGGCGGCGGTCGCCCGGCCTGAACACCTGGCCGAAGAAGCTCCGCAGCATGTGGTCGAAGCCGAGCACCACCTGGAGGTTCGGGCGATCGACGAGGATGTGCCGGCTCATGCGTCGGCTCCCGTCATCTCGGGCACGTAGCGGACGCCGCAAAACGGGCAGAAGGTGGCGAGCATCGCGGTGGGCCGCTTGCCGCGCGTGGCGATCTTCTCGACGCCGAGCTCAATGACAGTGCGGAATCCGCTCGCGTCGCCCTCGCGGCGGACGGCCACCAAACGCTCGGAGAGCTTCGTGTTGAGGGGAGCCAACAGGCTGTTGGCCTTCTCGATGCAGTCGCAGGCCATCTCAGCCCCCGATCGGCGCGAGGGCGTAGGCGGGCTCGCCCAGCTCGGAGACGTGGAGGAGCGCATCCGTCCCGCGATGGAAGCGGCAGAGCACCACCTCCCCATCGAGCGGCAGCCGGTCGTAGGCGGCGCGGAAGGCGAAGCGGTGGGTGCGGGGATCCTCGACGCCGTTCGCGGTCCACTCGCGGCCGGTCACCCGGTCGTACCAATCGACGACCTCAGGTGTACTGCCGGCAAAGAAGCCGCATGCGACGCTTACGCGGATGCCGGCATGGGGATGTGGTGAGTCGTGCGTAGACATCAGATGCATCCAGTGATGCATCACAATTCCCCCATTTCGGGGGAACGTCAACCCCAAATTGGGGGAACAGGCTCAAAGCAAGCCGGATGGCCAAAACACAAGCCGCGTATGCCAGCAGGCGGCCCGTTCCACCTTTCAGACTATGCTTTTCCAAAATTGCCCGCAGCGCGGTACTCGATACCTCACCATCGACATGTAGCACGAATTGGTTTCATCGCTTCCGCCAACTCGGTCGTATCGAACTCGGCTTCGGTGGTCCCAAATACGTTGTGTTCGATCCTGATAAAGATCTTCTTCGAAGGCATGAGTTTCTTCACAAAACTCACAGCTCGGCCGCTTTCCCAAATTCCTACAGCCGAATGATCTTCAGAAGCATTCCAGCGCAAGTTCGCCACAGGAGGCATTTCGTCGATCCGGTAGCTAACCCGAGTGTCTCTACTACCAATTAGCGATCCGTCAACAGCGAAATATATTACGGTATTTCCCTTATTGCACGAGATCTGAAGTGCAGCATGCTTGTTCGTTATCGGCTTGCGCAGGTGGGGGTACAGCGTCGTTTCGGATGCGATTTTCTGAGCAACCACAATAATTTTTCCGTCGAGCCTGTCCTTCTGTTCCCCGATCGTCCAACGCGGCTTAGGAGGATCGATTGGAGGCTTATCAACATCAGGCACGGCCTGCGCAACGGCAGTGCCAACGCAGGCAATGAGAGCTTGGGCCAAAGCGAGCCCAGTGCAAAAATTCCATAATCTGCCATACATTATAATAAGCGCCCTTTCTGGGTCATGAATATAAGTTTTTGGCCCTATTATCTTGGCTTAAGCCAAGTCAATAGGGCGCTCCACTCCACTTCTTGGTCGCGCATAGTTTCAAAGCCTACTCCGACCAAATCATATCGGCCGACGACGCTGCCTAAAAATATGCGGCGGATCAAAGCATCACCACCTCGAATTTTGACAAAGCAAAGCTTTCCGATGTGCTCATCCGGAACGCCGGCGCATTTTTCGTCGTGATACAAAAAGTAATTTTCTATCGCGATACCTGGCACCGTGACCCCCTTATCAACCAATAGGGCAACGGTCACAGAAGTTGCATCGTTCGGGCGAGGCGCAATAAGATCCTTATCCCCAATACTCCCGTAGAGCACAGTGCCGCCATGCGACACAGTTCCTACTACTGGGATTTCGTGCTGAGCAGAAACGACTTCTGCCACGCTCACACTGTATACTTCTGCTGCTTTATTAATGCGGTTCAAAGACAGCTTTCGACTGCTGTACTCAAGCTTTTCATAGCCCTTTGCAGACAAGCCGAACGCCTTGGCGGCATCCTCTAGGCGCCAGCCCTTCCGCAATCTGAGTTGTCGTAGATTGTGCGTCATCGCCGCAGAGATTGCGCAGGAGGCTGCCGCGCGTCTCCCGACATGTTGGGGGAACGCCCCTTGACTCGTTCCCCCATTTCGGGGGAACAGACTCGGAGCAGGACTCGAATCATGAAGCTTCGCGACTGGATGACAACGAACGGGCATGACGACGCGAGCTTCGCGGCGCTTGTTGCTGAGCAAGTCGCGGGTTCGGGTGGGTGTGCTCGAAAGACCGTTGAAAAGTGGAGGTACGGAACAAGAACTCCGCGCCGTAAAATGCTTCCTGTCATTTCGAAAGTCACAAACGGCCAAGTCACCCCGAATGACTTCGCTGAGCTGCCCGCACAGCTATCAACATCTCGGGACAATGCCGGAAGGGCTGCCTGATGCGCGCGACTCACCTACCCCTCCTGCTCGGCGGCCTAGGGCTCGCGCTCGGCGCGGCGGCTCTGATCGCGGCACGCCGACGGCCCGCAGGCTTGCTGGTCGGTGCTTGGCGCCTCGATGACGGGCAGTTGGTGATTCCAGCCCTGCAGCTCGCTCCCAAGCCGGCCACGCGGTGGGGCAGCGGGAAGGAAGAGGCCGCCCGCAAGAGCGAGCGGCCGATCGACTATTCCGTCCTGAAGGACGACGTCGGACAACGCCTCGATGGCATTGTTGCTGCTGAGAAAACGGTCTTAGACCGCTATGGCGAAGCCTTAGAAAAGCAGTCCAGACAGATCCTGCAACAGGAAATCCAACGACTACTCGCTTCCGTGCTGAGCGATCAACGTATCGAACACGCGGGAGAGAACGTTGTTCGCTGACCGCTGGAAGTCGTCCGAACTGTTGCGAGACCCTTCGCTCTTCACCGTTGCCAGCTCGGCAGCAATTTCGTGCTTCATGTCTTGCAAGACTGAAACCCTGTCGGACTTTTTCAACTGCAAAACGATGAAGCTCAATGCATATCGCAATATGACTTCCGTTGCAGCCTGCGATCCTGGATTTCCTGCGTCGATATCTTCGAAATTGATGTTGATGCTTGGCTTCGACATTCAAAGCTCCTTGGTGTGTCGCAACATCCAAGGTAGCGGGCCGGGCGGGGTTGTCGAGCTTCGTGCCCGACGCTCCGCCCGTGCTTGCCGCGCGCCAATCCAGGGCACGCGATGACAGTAAGAGCCACCCCGGGCCCCCTCCTGAAAGCGTTGTGATGCGTATCCCGGCCCTCGTCCTGGCTGTCTTCATTCTGATCGCGGCGCTGCCGCTGATCCTCAGGCTCGACTCTGCCCTCCGTTCGCGCCAGCGCGGCCGTGCCCTCATCGAGCTCGGGCGCATCGCCCTAGCGGCGGCGGCCGCGGCGGTGTTGTTCCTGATCGCAGCGAGGGCGCGATGAGCGAATCCGCCCCATCGTCCTGGTTCGCCGATCTCTATGCTGGCGTGGCGGACTACGCCGACGCCGCCCTGCGCAGCACCGCCGAGGCCGGCGAGGCGGTGGGCGCGCAGCTCGCCGCGGCCCTGGCCCGCGTCCAGGCCTTGCCCGATGAAGCCGCCGTCGCGGTGTCGGCACTGACGGCCGCGCTCGATGCGGTGCTGCCGCTCGGGCATGATCCCCTCCTCGCGGCCCCCCGGCCGCACGCGGAACCGTGTCCAGCCGCTCCCCGACCGGACGGCGGATTCGGCGTGACACCGCGGCCCGTTCCCCGGCGGCTGACGGTGCGGCCGGAAGCCTTCGGGCAGTTCATCCGGGCGCGGCACCCGCACAAGCCGGCCGAGCACTGCGCGGCGCTGACCGGGATACCCTTCGACAGCGTCGACAAGATGCTGAAGCGGGAGACGCTGCCGAACGGGCGCAACTTCCTGCTCTGCATCATCGCCTACGGCCCCGAGCTGCTGGCGGCCGTGATGCCCGATGCGGACGAGCGCTGGCTCGCCGGCGCCCGCATCCTCGCCGATCAGGCCCTTCTCGAGACTGAGCTGGCCCGCACCCGGGCGGCGATCGCCGAGAACACCGAGCGTTGGTCATTCTGCGGGATCAGCTTCGGGGGGGCGCTATGAGCCTGCCGAAGATGTACCGGCCGGTCGAGCCCGAGCGCCGCATGGCGCGGTGCGCCTGCGGCTGCGGCAAGGATGGCCCCTTCGGCTTCCCGGGCGGCCAGCACTACGCCTACCGCCACTGGCCCGACGGCCTGGTGGTGCTCGATGCCCGCGGCCGTTTCACCGCCACGGCGCCGGCGCTCCCGGCCGATGAGGAAGCGGGCGCACCCGCGCCGTCCGACCTGTTCGGCCAGCCCGAATCCTCCGCTCGCTCTCCGAAACGGCCGCCCGGCCGCACGGGACAGCGCAGCGCATGAGCGGCCGGCGGGACGCTCCCTCCCGCCCCACTCAGACTCGGACTCTGAATCCCCTCGTTTCGGGCGTGACCATGCGTAGCCGTGCGCCGTTGCTGAATCCGCGTGACATCGAACGGGTCCGCCGCGCGCTCGAGGCCGAGGAAGCCGAGGCGGCCGAGGCCCGCATGAAGGCCGGCCGGACCCGTGTGAAATTTCACCAGGGTTCGGGACGCTCGCTGGACGTGATCGGGCGGCTCGCCGGCGTCTCCGGACGCACGGTGCAGAAGATCCGCGAGATCTACGCCGCGCACGCGGCCGACCCGGATCGGTACGCCAAGGTGGTGGCCGACATGGAGGCCTCCAGCAAGGTCGACGGCGCGCACCGGAAGATGCTGCGGCTCCAGGACGAGGCGCGCGTGGCCCGGCTGCAGCCGGTCGCCGGCCGGTTCCGCACGCTCGCGTTCGATCCGCCCTGGCATGACGAGAGCGTGTCGGAGGCGCAGCTCCCGCCCTACGCCACCATGAGCGTCGACGCGCTGCGCGCCATGCCGGTCGAGGCCTGGAGCCTGGACGAAGGGCACCTCTACATCCACGCGCCCGGGCCGTTCCTCGCGATCGCCATCGAGCTGTGCGGCGCCTGGGGCTACGACTTCAAAACGGTGATCGGCTGGAAGAAGCCGCATTTCTCGATGGGGCGCTACTTCCGCACCCTCGAGGAGTTCGTGGTGTTCGGCGTGCGCGGCGGCCTGATGGTGCGGCGCCAGGACCTGCCGAACCACTTCGCCGGCCCGGTGGGCGAGCACAGCGAGAAGCCCGAGGCGTTCTACGACCTCGTGCGCGCGGCGAGCTTCCCGCCCTACGGCGAGGGCTTCCAGCGCCAGGCGCGGCCAGACTTCACCAACCTCTACGTCGAGGCGCCCCTGGCGATGGCGGCGGAATGAGCGCGGTCGCGTTCCATATCGCGCTCAGCGCGCTCGCCGTCTCGGCCGTGACCTTACGGGCCGAGCAGACCGGACGTCGCCTTCGCCGGCGCGAGCTGCTGCGCTCGATCGCCGTGCTGAACGCTCTCGGCTTCCTCCTGGATCGATGGGTGCTCGGATGAAACCGCGCCCCCGCCTGAGGCCGCCCATCCGCGGCCCCCCTCCCCTTCCCCGGAACGATGACTGCCGCCGCGCGCTGAATCGGCGAACTGCGCCCGCTTGCCCCCGGGCGGCGTAGGCCGATTCCGCGCAGCTTCCCGCTCGCGCCCTGCGCAAGGCCCCCTTGGCAGGCGACCGGCGAAGCCTTGCCCGCTCCGTCGGAGCCGGTCGGCAGTCTCCCCCTCTCCTCGATCAGCCCGACGCCGCGCGCGACCCGCGATTCCGGCGATGGGTTTTCGCGTGCCCGGAGCCGGACAGGCTTCGCGGCGCAACGCTCTCCCTTTGCCCGAAGGGACCCGCCTAGAGGCGCCCGCCATGTCGATCGAAGCGATTTCCTGGGTCATCAAACAAGACATCCCCGACGGCGTGGCGAAGCTCGTCGCCATGGTGCTGGCCGATTACGCCGACCGGCACACCGGCGAGGCGCATCCGAAGATCCGCCAGCTCGCGGAGGCCTGCTCGCAGTCGGAGCGGTCGGTGCAGCGCAAGCTTCGGGTGCTCCAGGATCTCGACGTCATCACCATCCAGCTCGGGCACTGCCCGAAGTCCGGACGACAGCGGGCCAACAGCTACATCCTGCATCTGCCGGGCGTGGATGTGCCCGGCCGGGACGAGCGCTTCACGAGGGGTGACCAAGCTGGCGCAGGATCGGCACAGCCTAGCCCGAGGGGTGACTTTGGGGCACCCCATATTTCGGATGAGGGGTGCCCGTCCGTCACCGGGGAGGGTGACAACGCTGTCACCGGGGAGGGTGACTCCCCTGTCACCCCCATAGAGAATCCGTCAGATTCAACCGTCAGAAAAGATTCCCCCCATCCCCCCGCCGGGGGGAGAGGCGCGGGGCAAATTCAATTCCGGGGTAATCCCCCAGCGGCACCGGCCGAGCGACCTCCCCTCGCCGGGCGCTCGCCACCGGGACGGCTCACCGGAGCCGAGGCCGAGCAGTTCGGCCGGCTGTGGGCGGCCTTCCCCGAGGGCGGGCGCCTCGATTCCGACCGGAGCGCGGCCGAGCGGCTCTTCGCCGAGCTGCCGCCCGCCGATCGCGAGCTCGCGGTGAGCGCGGCCGGCGCCTACGCGGCCCACCTCGCCCGGCACCCGGGCCGCTCCTCGAAGGCCCTGCACACCTGGCTGCGCACCCGCCGCTTCGAGAATTCACGGCCCGCTGCGGCGCCGGCGGCGCCGATCGGCGCGACCCGCGTGTTCGTGGAGGAAGGCACGCCGGAGTGGAACGCCTGGATGGCGTTCCGCCGGGCGCAGGGCGAGGGCCGCTGCCCGACAACGTCGAAGCCGGGCTACGCCAACCCGGGCTGGCACTTCCCGAGCGCGCTTCCGCCGGCGGCCAGCGGGGCGCGGGCGGCGTGAGAGGAGAGCGCGATGGGTGAGAGCAAGCGGAAGACGGAACGGATGACACCTCACGAGCGGGCGATGCAGGCGCTGACGCGCCAGCTCACGGACGAGGGCCGGCTGATCGAGGCCGGATGGGTCGGCCTGCGGGTCATGTGGCTGCATCCGGACACGCCGGACGATCAGGTCGCCGACTTCCGGAAGGCGTTCATGGCCGGGGCGCAGCACCTGTTCGGCAGCATCATGTCGCTGCTCGAGTCGGGCGAGGAACCGACGCCGGCCGACATGGTGCGGATGAACAAGATCAACGCCGAGCTGGACGCATTCGGCGCCGAGCTGGCGCGCGACCATTTCCCGACGAAGGGGAGCGCGTGAGCGCGGACAGGGTAGCAGCCCGCCTCTCAGCGCATCTCGCGTGGACTGTGCTTTCTAGCCTCACCGCTAGCCCGGAATTCCCATTTACAACCGGTTAACGGGCGGTGGTGGGCGTGGCGGGCGATGTCGCTGAAGGAAGAGGAGGTCGCGCGATGGATGATCATGGCGCAGCAGGCCGACAGGCGGTTTCCGAACCCCTGGCACGACAAGCCGCTGCGGTGGCCGGATCGCTTCGTTGAAGATCCAGAACACCGGCGAGCGGTAAAGCTGTGGGTGTGGTGCGAGGCTAAAGGCGAGTCCTTCCGCGCCGTGTGCCGGCGGCGCAACCTCCCCTACTCCACCGCCCTTCGCCACCGGCAGGCTGCGATGCAACGCATCACCATGCTGTTGAACCTTGAGCAGTCGCTGGAACGCGACAGTAACTTGGTCGCCTAAAGCGGTGCCGTTTTAGACTCTTGACAGTGGTGCAACCGGGTTCGACGCATCGGAAACGGGCAGCAACATAGACTGCCTCTTTGGGGGTCTTTCCGGTGTCCGGTCGTCGCAAGTCCAAGCCCGTGTCCCTCGCAGGCCGGGAAGCATTGAAGCAAGTTCCCACGCACACGCTGACAGAAAACGGCCCAACGCCGGAACGGCTGATGCAGGCCGGGGTAACGGTCGCCCTCGATCTCGGCACGGGCCGGACGCAGATCATCGGCAAGTCCTCGCCCATCGGCTTCGACGGCGTGATCCGCCTCGCCGCGGCGCCGCTCGATCGGCTCCATTCCCGCGGGCGCCTGGACGACGACGGCGCGCGCAACACCCAACTCTTCGAGGCCGGCGACAAGCTCCGCGGCCACTTCTACCTCGGCGGCCTGTCGGGCTTCGCCGCGAACGACCTGAACAGCACCGGTGGCGGCCATCCCGCCAGCCGCGTGCCGATCTCCGAGACGATGGAGAAGAACCGGCGCGCCCTTCGGCTCGCCGAGGCGGCGATGCACCCGGGCGACTGGCAGGTGGTCAACGACGTTGTTTGTCTCGAGGCAGATCTGACGGCCGCCGGCCTGAAGGCCGGGTGCCGCAACGCCGACGCAGCCAACGCCGTCGCCCTCGATCGTCTTCGGCGCGGGCTTAGCACCCTTGCCGAACTCTGGGGCTATTCACCGCCACAACGTCCGGCACCGACCGTCCCGCCGGCGTCGAACGACGCGAAGGCCGCCAGTTCCGCGGCCTGACGACCGCCCACCGCCCCAACGGGACTTGCCGTCGATCGGCGCCGACGGCATCCTATGCATGTCCATCGGTTGGTTGGCTCCACGCTGGACGGGCGGGCCGGTTTCGGCTCCATCGGTTGGTTCGCATCTCCAAGGCGTGGCCGGATCCCGGCCTCGTCTGTCGGTTCGGCCCGCCTCTTTGCTTTTGACGGGATCGTTGACGACTCCGGAGTCGAACCGCTACAGTTCGGTCCACTGAGGAATTGCGCCCCGGGCCGGAGACGGCCGCGGGGCGCTTCCGTTTCCAGCCCACGCGCTTCGCGCCCGGGCCAGCCCCCAGCATCATCATGATCGACCTCTCGGCTCTCGCCGGCGAGCTGGACGCGCTCGTGCGCGACGGCCGACGCATCCGCCTGGGCGACCGGAACTTCGAGAAGCCGCACGCCGAACTGGACGAGTTGCTCGGCCGGCTGCAGCAGCTCGCCGACGGCGTGCGCGTCGGAGGGGCGACGATCAAGGCCGCGAACGACGGCCCCGACCTCCCGGCGGCCGTCATCACCGGCCGTGGCCAGGCGATCGTTTGCGTCACGCGGGGAGCGCGGCGATGAGCCGGGGGCTCCGCCGCCTCGATCGGTCGAGCCTGCCGCGCTCGATCGAGGAATGCGAACGTTACCTCGGCACCCACTATCCCGGGCAGCGCGCGGCCTTCACGACTCCCGAAGCCGTCCGCGCCGCCTATGCCGTGGCGCGTGAGGCCGAACGGGTCCGCGCGATCCGCTTGAGCCTGGGCTCGCGGGATTTCGACTGAGCCAGATCGGGGCATTTCGACCCCGAAAATTCCGGCATGGGCCGGCTCGGCGCCGATGAGCGCGGATGCACGATAACTGCCGTTCTCGCGCCTCCGATCGGGGCCAAATCGGATGCACGATAATCTTCCAGCCACGATCGCCGGCGGCGCAGTGGCGCTCGCCGAGCTTCAGGACCTCGACCAGGCCGTCCGCGGGTTCGCGGCGGCGTCCAGGTCGGCGGCGACGCAGCGGGCCTATGCGGGCGACTGGCGCGATTTCGAGGCCTTCTGCGCGAGCCACGGCCTCACGGCCTGCCCGGCGCTCGGCCTCACGGTCGCGCGCTACCTCACCCATCTGGCTGGGCTCGGCCGGAACGTCTCGACGATCAACCGGCGCACCGCCGCGATCGCGCTGGCGCACCGGATGCAGGGGCACGACAGCCCGACCGGACGCGAGGATGTGCGCCAGGTCCTCGCCGGCATCCGCAACACCCTCGGGCGCCGGCCGAACAAGAAGAAGGCCCTCACGGTCGAGCTGATCGTCCAGGTCATCCGGAAGACGCGGGGCCAGGACCTGGCCGCGGTTCGCGACCGGGCGCTGATCCTGTTGGCGTTCGGCGCAGCGCTCCGGCGCTCCGAGCTGGTCGCCCTCGACGTTCCGGACATCGAGCGCCACCGGAAGGGCCTCCTCATCCGGCTCCAGCGCTCGAAGACGGATCAGGCCGGCAAGGGCCAGACGATTTCGGTGCCGGACGGCAAGCTGAAGGTGCCGGCCGCGGTCGATGCCTGGCTGAAGGCCTCCGGCATCATCGAAGGTCCCGTCTTCCGCGGGGCCGACAGGGGCCGGCTCTCGCCGAACCGCCTCACCGCAGGGCAGTTCGCCCGCATCCTAAAGGTCCGGTGCGAGGCCGCCGGGCTGGATCCGAACGTCATCGGCGGTCACTCGACCCGCCGGGGCTTCGCCACATCCGCCGGCGACGCCGGCGCCGATCTCCGGCTCACAGCCCGGCAGATGCGGCACGCCAAGCTCGAGACGACCCTCGGCTACATCGAGGACGGCGAGCTGTTCAGGAACCACGCCGGCGACGGCTTCCTCTGAGCGCCGCCGCGGCGGCCAACCCCGGACAATTCGATGCGTACAGCAGGCGAGATCCTGGACGGTTTCGCGCGCGAGCTGTTCGACGACGGCAGCGGCACGCTCACGATCGACTTAATCGAGCAGCGACAGCGCGAGTTCTCGAACGCTGCCGCAGCGGCGCGGGTGGGTTCGCCGCAGGCGGATATCGCCGCCACGATCGCCCGCCACCTGCGCGCCGTCGCGCAGGCCATCCGCGCCGAGGCCTTCCGCCTGTGAAGAGCTTCGAGAAATCGGCCGTCGCAGCGCCCTACGTCGACGTAGGCGAGACGATCATCGCCAAGCGCCGCCTGCCCTGCATCTGCGAGCGGAAGCACGATGGCGCCACGGCCCGAACCGTCAGCTACTCGACGTGCCGCGGAATGGTCACCGAACGGGTGAAGTGCGAGGGCTGCCCGCGCACCTGGAAGCGGGTGAACGTCCGATGAGGCGCCAGCTCGCTTGGCGCCAGGTCCTGAGCGACCTTCAGGCCGACCGCGTCACACCCCCGGAGATCCGCGAGGTGCCGATCGACGGCAACCGACGCTGCCGCGACGTTCTGAGCTGCTGGCGTGGCCGATCAGGCCGCCGCTACGTCGTCCAGGTCCACCGCCTCGAATACGATTGGCCCGTGCGCGCCGGCGCCGGGCTCGCCTTCGCCGTTGCTCGCGGTGCCAACGGGCGCGGCACCATCGTGGCCATCGCTCCGGACTCGGCAGGCCCGGCCTGGCGCGGCCGGGCCTGGGATGAGGGAGCGCGCGAGCTGCACGTCTACACGCTCGTCGACGACGCGGCCGGGCGCGCCGAGGTTGCGCTGGACCTGATGCCCGAGCCTATCGCCATGCGGCCCGAACGGGCCTAGACTGATCCTGCTCTGAAAAGAGGCGGGAGCCGAGGTGGTCATGACACCTCGAACCGCGTGGATGAGACCCACGCATGACCGCAGACAGCCGTTCCGGAAACGGATCGGCGACCACCCCGCCACCCCTCGAGGGGCGGGGCACACTGCAACAGGCCATGCGCGAAATCCATTCCACGGCGGCCACTGTGCCGCCGATCCTCGACGTGTCCGCTCCCGGCACGTTGGATAGCCCCGCATCGAGCGATCGGTGCGGGGCTTTGCTTTCCGGGTTCCGGGAAGTCGTTCGGATCGGGTCAGCCACGCTGATCCGCGCCGACAGCCTCGACGTCCTGGGCGCGCTCGAGCCGGGCTCGATCGGCGGCGTGCTGGCCGATCCGCCCTATTCGAGCGGTGGCCTTCATGCCGGCGATCGGGCCCGGGCTCCGAGCCAGAAATACCAGGGCAGCGAGCACCGGCACCTCCATGCCGACTTCGCCGGCGACAACCGCGACCAGCGGTCGTTCCTGGCATGGTCCGGCCTCTGGATGGCCCGGGCCCGGCTCGCTATGCGGCCCGGGGCGATCCTCGGGGCGTTCACGGACTGGCGGCAGCTGCCCGTCACCACCGACGCCATCCAGGTCGGCGGCCTCGTCTGGCGCGGCATCGTCCCGTGGGACAAGACCGAAGCGACCCGGCCGGTGAGCGGCCGGTACCGCAATCAGGCTGAGTACCTGGTGTGGGGCACCAACGGGCCGCGCCCGGTGGTCGGCCCCGTGGTGCCTGGTGCCTTTCGCTACTCGGTGCCGAAGGTGAAGCACCACATGGCGGCCAAGCCCGTTGGGCTGATGCAGGATCTCCTGCGCGTCATGGACGGGCCGATCCTGGATCCGTTCATGGGCTCGGCCTCGATCGGCGAGGCCTGCGCTGACCTGGGACTGCCGTACATCGGCGTCGAGGTCTCGGCTCACTACTTCGACGTCGCCTGCCAGAGGCTCACCGAACATGCAGCGCGAGGCATCGCAGCGTGATGGTAGAGCGCCCCCGCCTTCGGGCCGGGGCGCTCGCCCATGGAAGCCCTGGTACAGCCTCGCCCGATGGCGTCGCCGGCGCGAGCAGCAGCTCGCCGCCGAGCCGCTGTGCCGGTTCTGCCAAGCCCGAGGGCTGGTGGTCCCGGCCACGGTGGCTGATCACGTGGAGCCGCACCGCGGCGATCCGGTCAAGTTCTGGCAGGGGCTGCTGCAGTCGCTCTGCAAGCCGTGCCACGACCGGGACAAGCAACGCGAAGAGAACGGTGGCCGCGCCATCGCGGCCATAGCGTGCGACGGCTGGCCGGTCGGTTCCTGATCCTTGGATAGCGCCAGGGGTAGGGGGGCTCAAAAGTCTGGCGGCAATCGCGTCACTGACCGGTTGTTTAGCTTTCCGCGCAGAATTCCGAAATTGATAGGGGGGGGGTATGCGCGGTCGGAAACCAATTCCGCCCGAGCAGAAGCTCTCCGCTTACGGCTTGAGCTCCGACGCCGCGGATATCCCGAAGGCGCCGGGCGAACCGGAGATGCCGCCCGGCTTCGACGCCGAGCACGCGGCCGAGTGGGACGCGGTGATCGCAGATCTCCGCGCGGCGCACACGCTCTCGCGGGAGATCGGCGCCACCGTCGAGGTCTACGTCCGCAACCTCGTCCGGATGCGATCGGCGGAAGCTTCCGTCGCCGAGCTGGGGGCGATCGTCCACGCGCCGAAGACCGGCGTGCCGATGCAGAACCCGTACCTCGCGGTCGCCAACCGAGCCGCGAAGGAAGTGCGCAGCGCGGCGGCCGAGCTGGGGCTCACGCCCTCGTCCCGCGGGCGCGTCAGCAAGGTGAAGCGCGAGAACGAAGACGCCGATGAGTTCGCGGACATATAGCGACGCGGATCTTATCGGCGCTCGGGTCTCAGCCGAGATCGACCCTGTCACAGCCTGGGCACAGGACGTTGTCGCCGGCGCCGTTATCCAGGGGCCGCACGTCCGCAACGCCTGTCGGCGGCATTTGCAGGATTTGATCGACGGCCCCGCGCGCGGCCTGACTTGGGATCTCGCCGCGGCGATGCGGGCGATCCGGTTCGGGCCTCAGGTGTGCCGGCTCAACGGAGGGCAATTCGAGGGTCGCCCCTTTTCGCTGCAGCCGAGCCAGGCCTTCAAGACGGGCTCGCTGTTCGGCTGGAAACGGGCCGACGGCACACGCCGGTTCCGTCGCGCCTACATCGAGGAGGGCAAGGGCAACGGCAAATCCCCCTGGGCCGCGATGACCGGCATGTACGGTCTCGTTGCCGACGGCGAGAAGCGGGCAGAGATCTACGCCGCGGCCTCGAAGAAGGATCAGGCGATGGTCCTGTTTCGCGACGCCGTCGCGATGGTGGATCTCAGCCCTAAGCTCTCGGCAGGTATCACCAAGCAGGGGGCCAACCCTGTCTGGAACATGACGCATCCGAAGTCGGCGAGCTTTATGCGGCCGATCTCGTCGGAGGATGGGCAGTCGGGTCCGCGGCCGAGCATGGCGCTGTGCGACGAGGTGCACGAGCACCGCGACGGCCGCGTCCTGGAGATGCTGGAGCGCGGCTTCAAGTTCCGGCTGCAGCCGCTGCTGGTGATGATCACCAACAGCGGGACGGACCGCAACTCCGTCTGCTGGGAAGAGCACGAGCATGCCGTGCGGGTCGCCGCTGGCACGCGCGAGCCCGACGCCGCCTTCGCCTATGTCGGCGAGGTCCTGGACGATACGGCTTTCAGCTTCGTCTGCGCCCTCGATCCGGGCGACGATCCGCTCACCGACCCGAGCTGCTGGGCCAAGGCGAACCCGCTGCTCGATGTCACGATCAGCACAGGATACCTCGCCGGCGTCGTAGACCAGGCGAGGCAGATGCCGGGCAAGCTCAACGGCATCCTGCGCCTGCACTTCTGCGTCTGGACCGACGCTGAGAAGGCCTGGATGGGCCGCGAGGCCCTGGAGGCGGTGCTCGCCGACTTCGACCCGGAGGAGGAGCACGGCGAGAAGGAGGCGTATGGCGGCCTCGATCTCTCGGCGGTGAAGGATATGACCGCCACGGCCTTCGTGGTCGAGACAGGCCACACGGCAGACGGGAAGCCGACCTTCGACGCTTGGGTCGACGCGTTCACACCGGGCGACACGGTTTCGGCCCGGGCGCTCGCCGACAAGGCCCCCTACGACGTCTGGGTCGCACAGGGCTGGCTGCATGCCCCGCCGGGAAAGCTGATCCGCAACGACTTCGTCGCCGCCCATCTCATGCGGGCGACGACGACGTTCCAGCTGAAACAGGTCGCCTACGACCGACACACCTTCAAGCGGTTCGAGGAAGATTGCGACGCGATCGGCCTGTCGATCGACTTCGTCGAGCATCCGCAGGGCGGCAAGCGCCGGGCCAAGCCGACGGACGAGCAGATCGAAGCGGCCAAGCGCGAGGGCCGCGAGGCACCGCAGGGTCTGTGGATGCCCGGTTCGATCCGCGAACTCGAGAAGCTGATCCTGGAAGGGCGTATCCGCCTGCGCCGTTCCCCGGTGCTGATCTCCGCGATGATGTCGGCCGTCGCCGTCACCGACGTGTTCGACAACGTCTGGTTCGAGAAGCGCAAGGCCACAAACCGCATCGACGCCCTCGTCGCCCTCGCCATGGCGGTGGGCGCCGCCACGCAATCGGCGACGGTCAACACCGTTTCCGTCTACCGCTCGCGCGGCATCTTGGTGATGTGATCCATGCCTGTCGTTCCGCGCATCCCCCTCGGCGGCCTACCCGCCGCGGCGCCTTCGGCCGCGCCCGGGCACACCCCGCGGGCGATGACGGAGTCGGCGTTCCTCGGTGACATGACGGACCCCCGCGTCGCGGATTTCTTGCGCGGCGGCGCGGCCAGTGCCAGCGGCGAGGTGGTGACACCGGAGACGGCCCTGCGCACCGGCACGGTGTTCCGGTGCGTGTCGCTCATCACCGGCGCGATCGCGACGTTGCCGATCGACCTGAAGCGCCGGGTCGATGCCAAGCGTCGGGTCGATGCCTCCGACCATCCGCTCTGGACGCTGCTGCGGAAGAAGCCGAACCCCTGGCAGACCCCGGCGGTGTTCAAGCGCTACATGCAGGCCTGCGTGCTCCTGCGCGGCCGGGGCGTGGCGCAGATCGTGCGCGGGGTCGGACGCAAGCCCATCGCCCTGATTCCGCTCAACCCCGATCGCGTCCAGATCCGGCAGGACCCGGCGAACTTCCGGCTCCTCTTCCGCTACACGCGGCCGGACGGCACCACGGTCGAGCTGCCGCACGAAGACGTCTTCTACCTGCTCGGCCTGACGCTCGACGGGGTCAACGGCGTCTCGGCGCTGACCTACGCCCGCGAGACTATCGGCGAGGCCCTGGCGACGGCGCGCCACGCCGCGACCCTGTTCCGCAACGGCACGTCGATTGGCGGCGTCATCACCCACAAGGGCAAGATCGGCGTCGAGGGGCAGGACATCCTGCGCGACAGTCTCGAAAAGTATCGCGGCGCCGACAACGCGCACAAGACACTGATCCTCGAAGAGGACATGAAATACGACAAGCTCGGACTGAGCTTGGTCGATGCGCAGTTCATCCAGTCGCGCGAGTTCAGCCAGATCGAAACGGCTCAGTTCTTTGGCGTCCCCCCGCACATGGTCGGGCTGACCACGAAGGCAACGAGCTTTGGTTCGGGCATCGAGCAACAGTCACAGGGCTTCGTCACCTACACCCTGCAGGACTGGCTGACGATGTGGACCGAGGCGATCGGCGCGGTGATCGACGAGCCCGACGTCTACGCGGCCTTCAACCTCAACGCCCTCGTGCGCGGCGACATCCGCTCCCGCTACGCCGCCTACTCGGTCGGCCGCCAGTGGGGTTGGCTCTCGCCGAACGACGTGCGGGCCAAGGAAGACGACGACCCGATCGAGGGCGGCGACACCTACTCGACGCCCTTGAATATGGCCCCGCTCGGCAGCGATCCGGCTTCGCTGCTCGATGATCCCGTGAAAGAGCCGAGCGAGGATGAGGATGATGCGCAGACATAGCGCGGGCCTCGCCCGCAACCTGGTGCTGGCGGCGGCCCTGAGTCCCGCTGGCCTGCGCATCATGGCCCGCGATCGGCCCGGGCGGATCAAGCTCCCGGGCAAGGTCGACGTCGCCGCGCTGTCGAAGCCGGACGTCTACGACCGCTGGAACGCCGCGATCCGCGCGGCCGAGCCGACGGCCAACGTGATCCCGATGTACGACGTCATCGGTCGGGACTACTGGTCCGGCGGCGGCATCACCGTCGAGAGCGTGAGCGAGGCCCTGGACCGCTTCGGCGGTGCCGATGTGGAGATCCACATCAACAGCCCCGGCGGCGATATGTTCGAGGGCATCGGGATCTACAACCGGCTGCATCAGTACCCGGGCAAGATCACGGTGAAGGTGTTCGGGCTCGCGGCGTCGGCCGCCTCAATCATCGCCATGGCCGGCGACGAGATCCTGATGGGGCCGGCGAGCTTCATCATGATCCACAACTGCTGGGTCGTGGGCGTCGGCAATCGGCACGACTTCCGCGAGACGGCCGACTTCCTGGAGCCGTTCGACGCCGCCATGGTCGGGGTCTACGCCGCCCGCACCGGCTCCGATCCGACGGAGATCGCGGCGTGGATGGATGCCGAAACCTACATGGGCGGCGAACTGGCGAAGAGCCGTGGCTTTGCTGACGGCCTCTTCGGCGATGACGCCGTCACGGTCGATGAAGAGGCCGGGGCCTCCGCGGTGGCGGGCAACGCCGTGCGGAAGGTCGAGCTGAGCCTCTGCAAATCCATGTCGCGGACACAGGCCCGCGAGCTGATCGCGAAGGTGAAGGGCACGCCCGGCGCTGCCCCCACCCCCGCACCCGCCATGCCCGGCGCTGGCGACCTGAGCTGGCTCGGCGTCGCCGCCGAGCTGACCGCTTCCCTCCGTACCTGACGCCAGGCCGGATCTACCGAAAGCCCTCCGAGATGATGAACGTTTCCCCGGCCGCGGCGCTCGTCGCGGCGGTCCCCCTCGTCATGCCCCGCGCCATCAGCGGCCACGTGCTGCGAATGGACGCCAATGATCCGGCCAAGGTGCTGGCCGCGCTGCAGAAGGCGTTCAACGACTTCAAGGCCGAGAACGAGGCCAAGCTCAACGGCAAGGCCGATGTCGTCACCGACGAGAAGGTCGAGCGCATCAACACGGCCGTCGGTGAACTGCAGGCCTCGCTCAACGACCTGGCGATCAAGCTCGCGGCCTCGGCCATCACTGGCGGCGGTGTGGCACCGATTGCCGGCGCCGATGCCGATTACCTGAAGGCCTTCACCACCTTCGCCCGCAGCGGTGACGGCGAGTCCGGCATCAAGGCGTCGCAGTTCGCCGGCCCGCGCTCGGCGATGTCCATCGGCTCGAACCCGGATGGTGGCCTGCTCGCTCCGATCGAATGGGACCGCACCATCACCGACCGGCTCAAGATCCTGTCGGTTCTGCGCGGCCTCGCCACGGTGATGTCGATCTCGTCCACGGGCTTCACGAAGGTCTATAACGACCGCGGTACCGCGTCGGGCTGGGTCGGCGAGAATGGGGCGCGTCCGCCCACGAACAACGCGCAATTCACTCAGGTCACCTACGGCACCGGCGAGCTGTACGCCAATCCGCAGGCCTCCCAGCAGCTCCTCGAGGACGCGCTCATCGATGTCGCCGCCTGGCTCGCCGGCGAGGTCGATACCGAGTTCGCCTACCAGGAGGGCTTGGCCTTCACGAACGGCGACGGCGTCGGCGGCAAGCCGAAGGGCTTCCTGCGCCACGCCACCGACGCCTCGCACCCGTGGGGCGTCATCCCGGCGGTGAACAGCGGTGCGGCGGCGGCCCTCACGTCGGACGGCATCATCGACCTGGTGCACGATCTCCCCAGCGAGCGCACTCCGGGCGCGGCCTTCGTAATGAACCGCAAGACGCAAGGTGCGGTGCGCAAGCTGAAGGACGGCCAGGGCCGCTACCTGTGGGAGCCGTCGGTCACCGCCGGCACGCCGGCCTCTCTGCTCGGCTTCCCGCTGCACGAGTTGGCGGCGATGCCCGACGTAGCGGCCAACTCCATTCCGGTCGCCTTCGGTGACTGGAAGCGCGGGTACCTGATCATCGACCGCATCGGCGTGCAGATCCTGCGCGACCCCTACAGCTCGAAGCCGATGGTGCAGTTCTACACCCGGAAACGGGTGGGCGGCGCCGTCACCGATCCGACCGCGCTGCGCCTCCACAAGGTCGCGGCCAACGCCTGATGACGCCGACGGCCGGGCTCCCTGCCCGGCCGTCCCCTCCACGGCTGATCAGACGAGGCGGCCATGTCGGACACACGCGCGATTGCGCTCAAGACTTTCCGGGGCGCGCCCGACGGCGACGCCTATCCGGCGGAATTCGAGAAGGGCGACCCGGTTGAGGGGAACCTCGCCGACGTTGCCATCGGCGAGAAATGGGCTCGGGAGGCCAAGGACGGTGACGAGTTCGCCGTGGCCATCGATGCCCGCAATAAGCGCTTGGCGCCGTCCGAGGCCGCCTGAGACGTTCCACGGGGGCTTTCGGTGATGACGTTCGGCTCTGGTTTCAGCGGCTACAGTGGCCGCCCCCTTCCGCTGGTCTATACCCGCACCGAAGCTCCGAGCGCGGACGTCGTCGACATCGCACGTGTCCTGCGCCACTTGCGCCTGGAAGAGGGCGACGTCGACGCGGCCGAACGGAGCCTGATCGAGGGCGCGATCGCGACCGCGCATCAGCACTTGGACGGTCGCACCGGTATCCTCGGCCGGGCCCTGCTGACGCAGACATGGGAGGCCATCACCGATCGGCCGACCTGGGCGGTGCTTGGCGAGCGCTCCGGCTCGGGCTTCGTGCTCGCGCTACCGCCGATCCAGGCGGTGACGAAGGTCGAGTACCTGACGGGCGGCGCCTACGTGGCGATGCAGCCGGGCACCTGGCGAGCCCTGCCGAGGCCGGGCGCGCGCCTTGCCGTTCTTTCCTCGGCATGGCCGGCGACCGACAACGATCCGGCGGCCTACCGCCTCACCTTTCGCACCGGATACGGCGCCGCCGCTGCCGTACCGGCGCCGATCGTCTCCGCGATGCTGCTGGCAATCGCCGATCTGTACGACAACCGGGACGGCAAGACACAGGCGAACCTCGTCGACAATCCGACGATCGCCCGCTTGCTCGCCCCCTACAGCGCCATCGGGGTCTGAGCCATGCAGGCGGGGGATCTCGATAAGCGCGTCACCTTCATGCGGCGCGAGCGCGTGGTGGGGAAACCAGCCGATCGCGGCCCCTTCGCCGAGTTGCTGAAGGTCGCCTGCGCCTTCCGACCGCTCTCCGGCCGGGCGCTCGCCGAGGCCGGTTCGCTCACCGACGCGATAGAGGGCAGCATCTGCGTGCGGGACACCGCCCGCACCCGCGGCCTCACCATCGCCGATCGCGCCGTCATCGATGGCCGCGACATGGCAATCGAGTCGGTGCAGCCGTCCGACCGCTCGGGCTGGCTCTGGATCAAGGTGAGCCGCCGGAAGGCTTCGGCCTGATGGGTATCGGTGACCTTCTCTCCTACGGCCGGATCGGCTGGGGCGCCGTCAGCGGCGTCGATGCCTTCGCCAACGCCCTGGCGCAGTACAGCGTGAAGCTCGTGCTACGCTCGAAAGATATCGACGCGGAGGCGGCGGCCGACATCGTCGAGCGCGCGCAGTCCGCGGTCCCGCGCGACAGCGGCCGGCTCTTCGGCGGCATCCAGGCGCAGCTCGCCGACGGCGTCTGGACGGTCACGGCCAGCGCGATCAACTCGCGCGGCCGGTTCGAGATGGATTACGCTTTCCTCGTCGAGCACGGCACGCAGGCCGGCGTGCGGGGTGGCCGGCGCGGCGGCACCGTCGCCGTCGGCGGCCGGGCCCGGGCCGGCGCCTTCAATCCCGAGACCGGCCGGCGCTACCGCGTGGCGAACGCCAACCGGCTCTCGGCCCGCACCCACCCCGGCACACAGCCGCAGCCGTACTTCTATCCCGCCGTCGACGCGGTGATGGAGGAGCGTGGCTTGCGCCAGGGCGAAACTTTGAACGAGCCGCTATGATCCCGGAACTTGCCCTGCGCGACGCCGTCATGGAGCTGCTGCGCGCCTCGCCCGAGGTCGCCGCCCTCGTCCAGGACAAGGTGTTCGATGGCGTTCCCAGCGACGACGGCGCGGCCGAGCTGCCGTGGATCGCGATGGGCCCGATCCGGAGCCAACCGGTGGATGCCGGCGAGGCTTACGGCTGGATCGTTACACTGAAGGTATTCGCCGAGTCTGCCGATTTCGACCGGACACCGGCCTGGACGATCGCGCGGGCGGCGATCGCCGCCGTCGCCAAGGTGCAGCTCCCCGATGGGGACGTCTTCCTCGACGAGCTGAAGATCAACGGCGCCGGCGACGTCACCGACCCCGGCGCCATTAAGACGGTCTGGTTCGACGTCGCCTGCCTGATGGCGGCCGGCTGACCCCCTCCCCTGAGATAACCCGGAGACGAAGATGGCCCAGCCCAACGCGTTTGGGGGCAAGGATCTGCGCGTGATGCGCAAGTCCGGCCCCACCGACGCCGCCCCGAAATTCATGAGCACCATCACCACGAAGGGGCTCACCGAGACGATGGAGTACGACGACGCCACCGTCCCGAACAGCGACAATCCCGACCAGGTCTGGGCCCGCCGCTCGCTGCCGAAGGGCTCGGCCTGGTCCGTCTCGTTCTCGGGCGTCGCCGATCCGCTGGCCTACAAGCAGATGCGCGCCGACATGCAGTCGGGCGTGCCGACCTACGTCCAGATCCAGGTGGCGAAGCCCGCCGCGCAGGGCGGTGGCCGCTGGGACGGCGCGGTGTTCTACGAGAACCTGCAGATCCAATCCGACGCCGGCGGCGTCGTGAAGTTCACCGGGCAGCTCCGCGGTGACGGCGAACTGGCGTGGACCGACGCGGCGGCAGGTGGCCCGTGAGGACGGACACGTCCGCCACCGCGCTCCACGCCGATTTCGCCGGCAGCACGCTCAAGTTCGAGCTGCGCATCGGCGAGATCGGCGAGTTGGAGCGCCGCTGCGCCGCCGGCATCGGCGAGATCATGGTGCGCCTCGCGGCGCACCGCTTCTTCGCCCACGACATCGTCGAGACGATCCGGCTCGGGTTGATCGGCGGCGGCCTCTCGCAGGTCGATGCCGAGACGCTGATGCGCTGGAACGTGCTCGGCCGTCCGCTGGCCGAGAACCTCCAGCTCGCCGGGAGCATCCTCGAGGCAGCCGTCTCCGGAGTGCCGGCGCCGGGAAATCCGGCGACGGAGGGGGCGAGCGACGCAGCCCCGGAGACCTCTCCGTCTTCTATCGATCCGGCGGCATGATGGGGCTGACGCCCCGTCAGGTCGATGCACTGACGCTGCCCGAGATGGCGGCGATGTTCGAGGGCTTCCGGCAGTTCCACTCCGGAGCCAAGCCCGACGAAGAGCCCGAGGCCCCCAGCCTCGACGCCTTCTTCGCCGCCCGGGCCGAGGCCATGGCCGCCGGCAACCTCTGACACCGGACCCTCCCCATGGCCGAACCGCTCCGCATCCGCTTCGCGACGGACCATTCCGCCGCGAAGTCGGGCATGCAGGATCTCGCCGCGTCCGTCGTGGCGAACATGATCAAGGTCTCGGATGCCATGCACACGGGCATCCAGGCCAATGGCGGCTACGCGGCGACCTTCAAGACGCTGGCGAGCAATGTCGGCCGTGACGCCCTCACCGTCGCGAATGCCGGCCTCTCCACGGCGGCCAACACCAACCTCTCCATCGTCGCCACCGCGAGCGCGATCGGCAAGACGGCGGCCGAGACGAAGACCGCCGGCGTCGTTATGACCGGTGCGGCGGCGGCGGCCCGTGCCCAGGCTTCCTTCGCCTTCGGTGTGGTCCGCAACGAAGCGGCACAGACCATGCGCGTGCTCGCTTCCTCGCCCCTCGTCGTCGGCAGCGTCGTCGGCCTTGCCGGGGCTGTGGCGGGGTTCGGCTTCGTCTCCTCTGCGGTGGAGCAGGCCAACGCGCAGATCGAGCGGTTTATCGCGCTCGGCAACAACGCCAGCCGCGCCGGTGTCGGCGTCGAGTTCTGGCAGCGCTTTATCGAGGGCGCCAAGTCGGCAAAGCTTGAGGCCGCCGAGGTCGAGGCGATGCTGAAGAGCGCCGGCAAGGCGGTCAACCCACGGTTCGAGGAAGAGGACCCGATACGCAAGCGCATGTCGGACCTGTTCGACTCCGGCTACCTCGGCAACTACCAGAGCCAGGCCATGGCGCAGTACCGTGGCGCCGGCAATAACGAGGAGCGGATCCGGGCCGCCGTCGAGGCGATGCGGGAACTGACCCGGCTCGGCGATCGCCTCGCGGCGATCGACCTGGGCGAGAAGCTGTTCGGCAGTGAGACGGCCGACCTGCTCCGCTCCGGCCGGCTCGACATCGAGGCGATCGCCACGGCCCTCGACCGGCAGCGCGACGACCTTGTGAAGCAGGAGGAGGTCGATCGAGCGCAGGAGTTCCGCGATCGCCTGGATGCGGCCTACAAGACGATCAACGATTTCTTCCTCGTCTCGGTGGCGCTGGAGGGCAGCGGCCGGGCGATCCTGGACACCTGGCTCGGCATCGTCGAGGGGATCGCCTTGGCGACCAAGAACCTCGGCACGTTCTACACCAAGGTCCAGGAGGTCCAGGCCGAGGGGGCCAAGGGGTTCTTCGGCGAGCTGTTCGGCCGGAAGGCCGGTGTCGTCGCCGGCATCCTGGCCAACGGCTACATCGGGACCGCCACCCAGCTCGCGACCGGCGCCGCCGGCGTCGTCCAGGATGGCGTTCGGGATCGGGCGCTCGGCACCCGCACGATCTACGACAAGCCGATCGGCCCGGAGATGCCGCCGGCGCCGGCGGGCACCATCGAGAACCCGCCGCTGCCTCCACGTCGGCCGCTCGACATGGTGCTCAACCCCGAAAAGTACGGGGTTGGCGTGAAGCCCACCGGCTCGAAGGGCAGCGAGAGCATCGACGCCGTCGAGAGCTTCATCAACAGCCTGGAGAAGTCGGTTGCGGCGGTGAAGGCCGAGACCGAGGCCTTCGATAAGTCGAACGCGCAGAAGGCTGCGGCGATCAACCTGGCGAAGCTGCGCGAGACCGCGGAGCAGCAGGGCATCACACTGACCGAGCAGCAGATCGCCAAGACCAAGGCCGCCTCCGAGGCGGTCGCGACCTATAAGGACAAGCTCCAGGACCTGGAGCAGCAGGAGCGCCAGACCGCGGAAGCGGCACGGCACTTCGGCAACACGCTCTCCGACGCCCTCGGGGACGCGATCCTCGAAGGCAAGAGCCTGCAGAACATCCTCCTGGACGTCTCCAAGATGATGGTGCGCGGCGGTCTGCAGGCGCTCATCACCGGCCAAGGGCCGCTTGCAGGGCTGCTCGGCACGGCGCCGGCGGCGAGCCAGGGCGGCAACGCCGTCGGCGGCCTCGCCGGCATGGTCGCCTCCGTCTTCCGCGCTAATGGCGGCCCCGTGCGAGCGGGCCAGGCCGTCACGGTCGGCGAGATCGGACAGGAGATCTTCGTGCCCGACTCGAACGGCCGTGTGATGCCGATCTCTCGCGGCGGGTTCGGTGGCACGGGCGGGCCGGTGTTCCAGATCCTCGATCAGCGCACCATGGCCGCGCCGGCCCCCGAGGTCCGCCGCGGCCCGGGCGGCTCGATGCAGATCCTCCTGCGCGACCTGGAAGGTGGGTTCGGCCAGCGCGCCATGCGCGGTCAGGGCCCCTTAGCAGGGGCCATCAGCGGACCTGAGTTCCGCAAAGGCTGAACCATGGCAATTCCCGCATGGCCCCCGGGCCTGCCGGACCTGATCGGTCTGGTGGGGTCTCTCGGCACGTCGCAGCTCTACGAGCCGCCGAAGACCACGCCCATGGATGACGGCCCGGGCCGCACCCGGACCCGGACCCTGATCAGCGAGACGCCGCGCAGCATCGTCCTGATGTTGAACCGCGACGAGTTCGAGATCTTCGCTGGCTTCGTCCGCCGGACGCTCAACAAGGGCGCCAGGCGCTTCACCGCACCGGTGCGGCTCTCGTCCGGCCGACGCGGCATCCGAACCTGCCGCATCGATGGGGCCGTGGCTGAACAGGATCTCGGCCCGCACAGCCGCGTGTCCTTCACCCTCCGCATCTACGACTGGTGAGCCCGACATGACCCTGAAGGCGGCGCTCGCCGAGTCCTATGCCTCCGGCGACGAGGACGGCGTCACCATCACCGCGGCACAGCTCGACCATGCGAGCTTCGAGGCTCCGGTCTTCGTGGTGACCGGCATCGATACGGCCACGGGTGAGCCGGCCGAGACCGTCGGCCTGCCGATCGACGAAGGCGGCGCCCCGGTGCCGCACACGCCGTGCGGCTTCAGCTTCGTCCGCGCTGGTGCCGATCACGATGGCCCGACCGACGGCAAGGTCCAGATGGACAACGTCTCGGACCTTCTGCACGGGCACCTGAAGGGGGCGATCGGCTACAACGAGCCGATCCTGGTCACCTTCCGCCAGTACCGGATCCTGCCCGGTGCCATCGCCGACGTCACCGGCCCCGACGAGGTGATCGAGGGCCTGCTCCTCGCCGTGGTGGATCTCACTGCCGACACGGCCGAAGGCACCCTGACCTGGGAGGATGGGCGCAGCGTCAACGTCCCGACCGGGCCCGACGCCTTCTTCGATCGCGCGAGCTATCCCGGCCTGTTCTCGTGATTGAGCGGGCGGCCTTCCTCGTAGGCCTGCGCCGGCGGCCCTACGATCCGATCGGCTTCAATTGCTGGCACGCCGCCAGCCTGATCGAGGCCACGCTGTTCGGCCGTGCGCTGCCGCTGGTCGAGATCGAGGGGATGGGCTTCCGCGAGCGCGTGGAGGCTTTCCGCTCGCATCCGGAGCGCCGCGCCTGGCGCGAGATCTCCGCGCCGATCGACGGCGCCTTCGTGCTGATGGGCCGCGCCCGCGGGCGTGAGCACCATTGCGGCGTCTGGCTCGCCGAGGGCGGCGGCCGGATCTGGCACGGCGACGCCTCGCACGGCGTCATCGACGATTTCCCGCTCGAGCTGGCGCAATCGCGCCGCTGGCTCCTCTCCTACCACTGCCCGGCCTGATCGATGACCGTCGTCGCCTTCCGCAACGTCGTCGGCCGAGGCCGCGGCGAACCGATCCGGCTGCCCGGGCGCCGCCGGCGGCTGTCCACCATCGTCGCGCGCCATCGTCCGGTCGGCCGGCGCATCCTCGTCTCGGTCCACCGGAACGCCGCCAGCGAGGCCTACCTCGTGCCGTGCGACGACACCGCCCGGTTGAGAGCGGACTGGAGCCGTACCCTCGTCGGCCCGCGCGACGTCGTCCTCATCACGATCCTGCCGCTCGGCGGCGGGGGCGGAAGCGGCGGCGGCAGCAAGAGCCCGCTCGGGATCGGGCTGGCCATCGCCTCGATCGCGCTCATCGCCATCGCGCCCTACGCGGCGCCGGCGCTGGCGGGCGCAGCGGTGTTCGGCGCCGGCGTCGGCGCCACCACCGGCACGCTCGCGACCGCGATCCAGGTCGGCATGGTGGTGGGCGGCGTGGCGCTCGGCGCCGCGGCGCAGCTCGCCAACGGCGCCGGCGCGAAGGCCAAGAACCGCACCCTCTACAGCGTCAGCGGCGGCGGCAACGTGCCCCGGCCGGGCGCGCGCAAGCCGCTGCTCTACGGGACGAGCTGGTCGACACCGCCGCTCTCGCAGCGGGACTTCTTCCGCTACGACGGCGACACGATGGTGCTGACCAAGCGGATGACGCTCGGGCTCGGCAAGTTCAAGATCGACGCCATCCGCGCCGGCGGGGCGACGTTCTGGACCGCGGCAGACGGCCTCGTCCCGCCCTTCAACGTCCCTGGCAACGCCGTCGAGTTCCTGTACGAGACGCCCTCGCAGCTCGCCGTCGGCGACGCGATCTCGAGCGGCGAGGTCGCGGGGCAGGAGCTGCCGCGTCCGAACGGCAATCCCTCCGTCACCCCGTGGTTCCGGCTGCAGCCGCAGGGCGTGGTGGTCGATCAGGCCCTGCTGTCCTGGTCGTACCCGTCGGTGTCCCGCACCTCGTCGGCCGGGCGCCAGGCCGCGGGGTTCGTCGGCGCCGTCTTCATGGCGCGCCGCATCGATCCCGTCACCGGCACGCCGATCGGCGCGCCGTTCGAGCTGCTGCGCGACGCCGTCGGCCCAGTGCTGAGCCCGTCGACGGCCCTCCGCTACACCCGGACGGTGCGCCTGCCGGCGGAAGGCGCCTACGAGGTCCAGGGCCAGAACCTCTACCCCGAAGCCGCCTTCGCCGAGAACAAGGCGACCTGGGACGAGCTGGTCGGCATCGTCGACGACGTCCGGATCCGCCGCTCGACGACGGAAGTCGTCATGCAGGTGCGCGCCGGCCCCGGCCTGTCCTTCGCCGCGTTCAGCGACGTCAGCGTGCGCGCCACGCGCATCCTGCCCGTGTGGAACGGAAACGCCTGGATCGAGCAGCCCACGCGCAAGGCTGTGTGGGCCTTGGCCGACCTCGTGCGCAGCGCCTACGGCCTCGACGCGTCCGACGGGTTCGACGTCGCCAGGGCGCTGCACTACGCCGGCGAGCTGTCCGAGGACGACACCTTCGACGGCGCCCTGCCCGAAGTCTCTTCGTTCTGGGAGGCCGCCGGCACGGTGTTGCTGCCGATGCGGGCTGACCCGGTGAAGGTCGGCGCGGTGCATTCCTTCGTGCGCGACGAGAGCCGCGCCGAGCCGCGCCATGTCCTCACCCGCCGGCAGATCGTGCGCGACTCCGGCAGCGCCAGCTTCCAGGTGCTCGGCGATGCCGGCGACGTCATCGTCGAATTCGATCGCGACGGCGACCCGACCCGGCCGGACGAGGCCCGATACAGCTACGGCGCGCCGACGCGCACCCCGAAGCGCTACAAGGTGCCGGGCATCACCAATGGCGACCACGCCCAACGTCACGCCATGTGGCTGGCTCTGGTGTCGGTCTTCCGGGGCGCCTTCCGCACGGTGGTGACGGAATGGGACGGACGGCTGATCTACCCGGGCGACCACGTCCTGTGCGATCTCTGGTTCCTGAAGGGGCCGGCCGTCTACGGCGTCGCGAGCGCGACCGGGAACGTGCTCGCCATCGACGGCGACACGGATCTCGGAAGCGAGTGGAAGCACGGGTCGATCCGCACCCGGATGGGCCGGGAGTGGGGTATCCTGCGGATGCGCGGCGCTGGCCCGCGCGCGATCGAGCTGCACCCGGCCGACGTGGCGGCGCTCGAAGCGACGCTCCAGCGGACGCCCTATGGGCTCACCCGCTACGCGCTCGAGGACGTGCTCGCCCGTGATGGCCAGGACCCAACCACCATCGTCGTCGGCGACCTGGAGGAGATCCAGGAAACCTATGTCGTGCGCTCGGCCATCCCGACGGATGCCGACCACGTCCGGATCGAGATGGTGCTCGACGACGCCCGCATCTGGGCGCTGCTGGGCGAAGAGGTGCACGGGCCGCTGCCGGTCGATCCGGACGCGCTGGCCGATCCGCTGCTGCCGAAGATCCCGCTGGTGCGGGCTCGGTGCGAGCGCATCGAGACCGGCATCGAGGTGGTGTGGAGCCTGGTGCCGGCGAAGGGCGCGCGCTCCTATGCCGTGTGGCTGTCCTACGATGGCGGGGTGACCCGCGAGCCTTTGCACAACGGTCCCGGCACCGACGGCCGCGCGCCGATGCGGCAATCGGACAGCATCGTCACCGTCATCGCCGTCGCCTACGGCGCCACCGGCCTGCCCGGTCCTGAGAAAACGGCGACCTTCACGACCGTCGCGCCGATCGTGCGCGGCGAGCTGGTGGACGTCGTGACCCTGCCGCCCATCAGCTACACGGGTCTGGCGCAGGATGTGCGGACACGGATCGAGAACGCCCTTACGACGGCACAGCAGGGTGTTTCGACCGCGCAGGATGCGCTGACGAAGGCGCTCAAGAGCCTCGACAACGACGCCGCCAACGCCTCGGCCATCATCGCCGAGCGGAACACGCGGGTGAGCGAGGACGGCGCGCTGGCGACCCGGATCGACGGCGTCGTCGCCAGGACCAACGACAATGCCGCGGCGATCGTGTCGGAACAGACGGCACGGACCAACGCCGACGGCGCGTTGGCGCAGCGGATCGATGCCGTGGTCGCGAAGGCCGACAACGCCCTTGCCGGGCTCACCTCCGAGCAGACCGCCCGGGTGAACGCGGACGGCGCTCTCGGCCAGCGGATCGACGCCGTGGTCGCGAAGGCCGACAACGCCCTTGCCGGGCTCACCTCCGAGCAGACCGCCCGGGTGAACGCGGACGGCGCTCTCGGCCAGCGGATCGACGCCGTCGTGGCCACGGCCAACAACGCGTTGGCAGGCGTCTCGAACGAGACGACGGCGCGCATCAACGCCGATGGCGCCTTGGCCGGACAGATCTCGGCCGTGTCGGCTCGCACTGATGCCGGCACCGCGTCGGGCCGGTCGCAGCTCCGCGTGAGTTCCGGGATCGCCGGCGTGCAAGCCAGGTTCGAGACCCTGCTCGCGATCGAGGTGGGCGGGCAGACCCGCGGAGCCGGCTGGTACATCGATCTGATGCCGGACGGCAGCAGTCGCACCGTGTTCGACACGAACGCCTTGTACATCACGTCCAATGGTCAGACGTCACCGGCCTTCGCGTTCGACGGCTACACCCTCACCATCCCGAGCCTGCGGGTGACACAGCAAGCGATCCTACCGGGGGCGGCAACGGACGTTCGATCCCTCGTTACCCCCGGCGAGGTGGACGGCGGCGGTTTCTCGAACGATTGGCGAGAGGTCCCTGGCACGGGCATGTCGCTCTCGCCCGATGCGGATTGGGCGGCCTTCTTCAGCGGCACGGCCATTCTCAGCGTCATGGCGCAGGGCAACGCAAACCTCGCCACGACGACCAGGCTCGTCGTAGCCGTAGGGCTCGATGGCGTTCCGTACCAAGCCAGCTTCGCCGTCGCCGTGGCTTCCGCTGGGGGCGCGTCGCCGCCGGTCGTGACCAACGATACTCCCATCCAGTTCGGACCGGCCCTGTTCGAGGTCCTGCCTGCCGGGAGGCCGCGCCGCATCTGCCTCCTCTATCAGCTCACCGGACAAATCGGCTCCGGTCGGATCAAGTTCGGACAGCTCAAACTCTCTGTTAGCAAGCGTTGAAAGGGCCGACATCATGGTGACGGTAATTGAAACTTCGAAGCGCACGCTTTCGACAAGCTATGAAATCGCCGCTTATCTCGAAGGGAAATATACGGCCATGATGGCGGCCAGTCCGTTCAAGGCGGGCGAGAGCGTTACGATCGCCGACCGTGCCGGGTTTCCGAGCGACCTCGGCGTCGGCGACGTCGGTGTCATCCTCATGGATGTGCCGGGCGCGTGGTCTCACGTTCTGCTGCTGAACGCGGCCGGTGCGGAGATGGTAATCCAGGTGGCGAGCGCCAATCTCGCCAAGCGCGACGCGGTCGAGACTGCCGACGCATGAGCGAACCCCGCAATGCGGCCTCGGCCGCTTCCCCGCCCCAGCCCTCTCTCATCGAGGTGGACGGGCGCATCGCTGAGATCGAGGCTCAGCGCAGCATGGCGCAGAACCGGTGCGTTGTGCTCGCCGGCCGCGTTGCCGAGCTGCTGGACCTGTTGAAGATCCAGCGCGCCGAGAACGAGCGCCTCGCCGGCCTCCTCGCCGACCGCGAGGACTCCGCGCTGGCCGCGCACGCCGATACGGCGACAGCCCACTGAGGCGCCCTGGGCAGGCCCAACGCCGCCCAACCGCAGAACCGAAATCTGATCCGACCCCGCGCGCGGCTTCTCGCTACGCCGCGACCGTTCGGCTGCCCGGAGGCCTACCCTTGGCCGACTTCCCGCCCTTTGCCTTCACGACCCAGGAAAGCTGGTACGGCGAGCTGTCGTTCAAGGCGGCCGAGGACGGCAGCGCCTTGTCGCTCGCCGGGCGCCGGTTCGAGATGCACATCACGCCCGCGACGAGCAGCGCGCAGCTCGTGCCGCCAGCTCTCGTGCTCTCGATGGACGAGGGGCGCGGGCTGGCGTTCAAGCAGACCCTGTTCCTAGGCGAGGACCCCAGCACGCTCGTGTTCAGGGTGCCGAAGGAAACTGCGAACACCTTCCCGCGCGGCGAGTTCACCGCCGACGTGTTGGAGGTGGTCGGCGGCGACCGCTACCTCTTCATGCCGGTGCGGATCACCTACGCCGAGCCGTCGGGCCTGCGCGCGTTCCTGTCGCGCTTCCTCGGCGTCTCCGTCTCGTTCGCAGCCCGGCAGCAGCCGATCTACACGCCTCTTGCGGTGCCGGGGCGCGAGGGGCGGCCGGGCGCCACCATCATCACCGGCACGCTGCCGCCGGTCCCGGCCGACGGCAAGGACGGCGACTTCTTTATCGAGGATCGCACCGGCGCGGCGCGAGGCCGGCGCATGTGGGGACCGAAGGCGGGCGGTGCTTGGCCGGGAACGCCATGGGTCATTCAGGTGGCGGCCTATCAGGATGTGCCCGGCCTTCCTGATGAACTCAACGCGAAGGCAGAGCGAGGTCACACCCCGGTGCCCGACGCAAACTATCAGTGCCTGCAGCGTGATGTGCAGGTCGGGATGACCACGTTGACTGCTCCGCGGACGATCTCGCTCCCCGACGTGGACACCTTCCCCCTCGGACAAGACCTCGTCATCGCCGACGAGAGTGGTGCCTGCTCCGACACGCTGACGATCACGATCCAGCCCGGCCCCGGCACGGGTGACATCATCGGCAGCCCCGAGGGGGCCACAACTTTCGTCCTCTCCAGCCCCTATCAGGCTGTCCGCCTCCGCCGCGGCGCCGCCAACCTGTGGATCCGCCTGTGATGAAGCGTCTCCTCACCCCTCTCTTCGCTCTCGTCGCTCTGACGGCGCCCGCGCTCGCCCAGACCCGCGCCCTTCCGCCCGGTGAGATCCGTGCCAACGGCGACATCACCTTCGGCAACGCGCTGAAGCTCGGCAACAAGGACCCGGTCTCGAAGAAGACCATCATCACGCCCGACACGCTTCAGATCCTCGGATCGGGCTCGACCGGCGACGCCTCGCTCATGTCGGCGCCGCCGAGCCTTTCTGCGCCCGAGGATTCGATCAGCGGCTCTCTCGCGCGCCGCCTGCTCCTGTCGGGCAACGACCTCTCTACTCAGCCGGAGCAAAGCATTTCCGACAAGATCCCTTACGGGAATACGGGTGCGCGCACCTTCCTCTATTCAAACCGCGTGGGTGCCCAAGACTCGATCCTCGGAACGCAAGCCATCATTCGAAACACCGATGGCTCTGGCACATTCGGGCCACAGGGACATGATTACGCGCTTCTAACGTCCATCCAGAAGAATAACTGGATGACCAGCACGGTAGAGGGTGAGGTTGATGCACAAACCGTTGTCGCCCGCCAGGGCAAGAAGGGCGATGTAGGCGGCATCCTTATCAATGTTCGCAAGCGCCGAGATCAACTTAACGTTTCGGCAGGCAACGAGACAGGCGGCATAACAGGAACCGAAACCGGCGTGGCTTTGGTCGATGCGGGCGGACAAGAATATCACAGGATGCACGCGCTGATGGGGTTTGCTGAGATACCTGGGGCTTTCTCAAGTGGGCGTGGCTACGGGTTTTTTTCTGAGGCTAAGACGGGTGAGTGGTTTTCCGCCTACCACGCCAGCACAAACAACGAGGCGACAGGTGGGATTACGCCGGGCAATTGGGCCTATTACTTCTCGGGCGCTCAAGGTCGCGATATTTCATCGTTTAACTACGCCGTCGATCGCAACGGTAGGACTTTCAGCGGGTTCCCATCGGCCCGCATGTCATGGGGTTTCGACGCCGGCCAGGGCGCACTCACCTTCCTCGACACGAACGGCAACACCGAACGCTTCCGCATCCTTCGCGACGGCGGCGGGATGATCCTCACCGGACGCTATGCGTCGATCACGATTGCCGACCCGGTTACGGGGCCGAATGCTGGCGGCACACACCGCATCGTTTCGGGCGGCTCGGGCGAGATGTTCTATCAGATCGTCAACGGACCAATCTCGTGGTCGGTCAAGCCAGATGGCAGCTTCAACGTTTCCAATGTCCAGGCTTCAGCCGTCACGATGTCGGGGCTGTTGAAGCTGATGGGATACACCGTGGCGACCCTCCCGGCGTGCAACTCGTCAAACCGCGATGCTGTGGCGGTCGCCACCGACCTGACTACGGCTTCCTCGACAGCCTTCCGCGGTGCTCCTGTCGGCGGCGGGTCAGTGCGCAGTCCCATCTACTGCGACGGAGCATCGTGGACCGTCCACTAACTTGACCCGCTCGCCGCGCCACCCGGCCCGAGCCCGACACCTTCCCTCGACAATCGGAGAACACCACCATGACCGTCGCCGAGATCCGGCGCGCTCTCTTGGCGCGCGGGTATGCCGTCGATGCTGCCGGCGGCCTGGACGGGGCGATCCGCGCCTTCCAGCGCGATGCCGGCCTCAAGCAGGACGGCGACGTCGGGCCGCGGACCCGGGCCGCGTTCGCCCGGCCGATCGAGGCGAAGTCCACCGGCACCTCGGCGCCGATCGGCGGCATAGCCGCCCTCGTGACCTTCGAGCGTCTGCGTCGCTTCGAGCCGTTCGCCCGGGCCGACATCCTGACGGCGATCGCCGCCAGCACGCCGGCGATCGAGGCGGCCGGCATCACCACCCCGAAGCGCCTGGCGCACTTCCTGGCGCAGGTCGCCCACGAGTCCGCCGGCCTCGCCCGCACAGAGGAGGCGCTGTCCTACTCGGCCGCGCGCATGGTCGAGGTGTGGCCGAGCCGATTCCCCACGGTTGCCGCCGCAGCACCCTACGCCCGCAATCCGCAGGCGCTGGCCAACAAGGTCTACGGCGGCCGGCTCGGCAACCGCCTGCCCAACGACGGCTGGCGCTACCGCGGCGGCGGCGGCCTCGGCACCACCGGCCGGGCGAATTACGCGGAGGCCGGCTTCGAGGCCGATCCGGACGCGCTGCGCCGTCCGGAGAACTTCCTCGCGCCGGCGCTGCTCTACTGGCGCACCCGCGGCTGCAACGCTCTGGCCGATCGGGACGACGTCGTCGGCATCACGGTGAAGATCAACGGCGGGAAAAACGGCCTCGATGACCGCCGCAAGCGCCTGGCGGCGGCCGGGCGCGTCTTCGTCGCCTGACCCTATCCGAGCGCCGGCGGCTTCCGGCGCAGCTCCCCTCTCGGAGATCTCCCCATGTCGAAGCTCCTCCTCGCCCCCGGCGTCAACGCCGGGCTGCTCGCGCTCGCCGGCGCGGTCTCCGCGGCCGTCGGCTATCCGCTCGCCGGCGCCATCCTCGCCGATCCCGGTACGGCCGCGAGCGCCACCATGGTGCTCACCGGTGTCATGGGGCTTGTCGCCGCCGTCCTGGGCGGCGTGCGCGGGACCGGCGCCCCTGCCCTGCCCGCACCGGCCGTCGCCGCCGGCCTGTTCGCCTTGGTGAGCGCCCTCGCCAACGCGGCCGGCTACCCGCTCGCCAGCGCGATGCTGTCGGACCCGGGCACCGCCGCGCAGGCGACCGCGGTGCTGACGGGCCTCGGTGCCGTCCTCGCCGGCGTCCTGCCCGGGCTGCGTAAGCCCGCCGCGTAA